CCGCAACCAACGGCACGACGATCACGCTATCCGTTGCGGCGGGTGCGAGTGACACAATCGATGTGTTCAGCCTTTCCACCATCTCGATCTACAACGCGGCCACTACGTCGCTTAACAACGTGGCAAGCGTCAGCCTTTCCAACTACGCCAACGATGCCGCTGCCGCAGCGGGTGGGGTGCAAGTGGGTCAGCTTTATCGGAATGGTTCCGTTGTCCAGGTGAGGGTCACCTAATGTCTATCCCCAGGAACCTTGCGCTGTTTGCTGAAAACATCACTTCCGGCGGCGTGCTGAACACCACCGGCGGAGGTACGGGCACGACCACGTTGACTGGCACCGGCAACCTTGTGCTGTCTAACAATGCGACGCTTGTAGCTCCTGCCCTGGGAACGCCAGCTTCGGGTGTCGCGACAAATCTGACTGGCTTGCCGTTGACGACGGGTGTCACGGGAACGCTGCCCATCGCGAATGGCGGCACAAATGCTACGACGGCAACGGCAGCGACCAGCAACATCCAGTACTTGGGCAGCGGCACGGGCGCTATGGCGCGTTCTGTAACTGCAAAGTTGGGTGATTTTGTGAGCGTGCTTGATTTTGGCGCGGACCCAACCGGCGTTGCCGATAGCACCACTGCAATTAATAACGCAATAATTGCATCTAGCGGAAAGGTGATTATTCCCGGAGGCACGTACAACGTCGCCGGAACAATTACAATAAGCAAACCTTGTCAGATTTTGGGAGATGGTGTTGGCGTAACTATTATTTCAACGTCGTCAGCAACCGCCAATGTTTTTGTGATGAATGCTGGCTATCAAATGATAGCTTCAATGACCTTTACATCGTCCGTTACGCGGACGGCTGGCGCTTACATTAGCATTACTGCAAATTGTTCAAATTCGCGAGTGCGCGATTTTTATATGAATTCTCCTTACATTGGGATTTTAGGAACAAATACCAATTCTATTTGGATCGACACGGGAACAATTTACAACACCGTTGCCAGTGGATTTGGCGTCCAATTAACGGGCGGCGGCAATGATATCTATCTAAATAAAATAACAATGTCGGGTTCGTCAATTGTCGCATCCGCGGGCATTAATCTTATTAATGTTGGCGCAGTTAATATCACCGACTGCGATATTATCAGGCACGGGTCTGATTTGTTGATAAACCCGGGTGCATCGCAAGTCGTGACATCAATTTATGTGGAAAACACGTATTTTGACACCGCGACCAATGGAATTGTTATTGCTCCAACAAATGCTGGCGGAACCGTTCAGGGTGTTCGTTTTGTGGGATGTTGGGCCTCTGCTCACACTAACGTGGGCGTTTATATTGGCAATGTTGGCTCAATTTTTGGTGTTGAATTTGTTTCGCTGTATGCGTTTTCAAACGCAGCAAATGGCATTGTTGTTTCTGGCGGGACCGATATTCGTTTTGTGGGGGGGGCTTCTTGCGGATCAACGTCTGGAAGCGGTGCATCGATTGCGGCCAACGTTTCGTTTTTCTCATTTATCGGAATGAGACTTGGAAATGGTTACGGCAAATCCGGGAGCGCGGGAAACGGGATTTTCATTGCGCCTGGCACAAGCGGTAATTTTTCCATTATTGGATGCGATTTGACCGGAAACACTGGTTCATCGTTGTCCGATGGCGGAACCGGAGGCGGGAAAAACATTTATGGAAACAACGGAATTGATCCCGGCGCAACGTCCAACATTTCCGTGACCGCATCTCCATTTACCTACACTGCGGGTGATAGGCCGGAAACCGTTTATATTAACGGCGGCACGGTTAGTTTGGTAACTGTGGACGGAGTGGGCGTTTTCCAATCTTCAAACGTAACCGTAAGATTGGGTGCGGGTAAATCTGTTGTTGTGACCTATTCTGTTTTGCCTGGCATGGCCAAAACAATTGAATAGTGTTTGTGAGGGAATCCGTGACCGACGCATACCGCAACCTTCATGACTTCAACGCCGCCGCGTGAGGATTAAACTATGTCCGTCTCTCTGCTCCCCAGCATCATCCCTGAGTTCCTGATCCAGGGCGTCCCGGCCTCTGGGGGGCTGCTGTATACCTATGCAGCGGGGACCACGACCAAGCTCGCGACCTATACGGATTCCACGGGATCCACTCCTCAGACAAACCCGATTGTCCTGAATGCCAGAGGGGAACCGCAGAACACGCTGGGTAACTCGGTGGGCCTCTGGCTGACCAACTCCACGGCTTACAAGTTCGTGTTGTCGCCTTCGACCGATACCGACCCGCCGACGAATGCCATCTGGACCATCGACAACATCACTGCCGGCCAGCTCACCGGGACCAGCTACACGGCCACTGGAACCAACGCCATTGCCCTGACGCCAGGATCAAACACGCCTACGCCTGTCGCCTATGCAAACTACAACACATACGTCTTCGCCGCTCCTGCGACCTCTACGGGTCCTGTGACGCTTCAGGTGGGATCGCTTGGATATCTCAACGCCTACATCAACGGCGTCCAAGCTACGACGGGACAGATCCAGTCCGGTGAGATCATCATCGCGGTCTACAACTCCGCTTTGAACTCCGGGGCTGGCGGCTTTGCGCTCTACTTGTCCATCAACCCGCAGCAGCTGCTCTATGGTGCCGATACGGGTGCAGCCAACGCCTACGTGGTCAATCCGACCAATGTGCTTTCCGCGTTGACCACCGGGCAAATCATCACTTTTATCGCTGCAAACGCCAACACTACGGCGGCCACGCTGAACGTGTCGGGCCTCGGGGCGAAGGCGATTGTTAACCAGGCGGGCGCTGCGCTGATTGCCAACCAGATCTTGGCCAACAGTACGTGCATCTGCGTTTACAACGGCACCAGCTGGGTGATGTCCAACACGGGATCCACCGGCTATCTTAATGCTCCGACGGTGACCAATGGCCTAACGGTGGACAGCTTTGCGGGTGCTGGTCTCGCAACCAATGCCCAAGCCAAGGCTTCCTCCGGTAGTGTGGTGCTGACGCCGTCCTCTATCGCGGGCAATGTCACCACGGGTTCCAACGGCTCCATATCACTGCCTGGCGGTTACATTGAAAAGTGGACCGCCGTATCGGGCAACATCAATACCAACGGCAGTTACACGTGGCCGGTCGCTTTCCCCACGGCCTGTGACAACGTGCAGATTTCGTTCACTGCCGCCTCGGTGTTTAGCCCCAGCTTGAATTACATCATCACTGTCAACTCTGCCTCTACCAGTGCTTCGCAGGTGGCGTGGTTCTGGCAGGTCAACGGCGGCACCAACGGTTCCGGTTCTGCTACCACCATCTACATTCGCGCACTGGGGCATTGATCATGACCGACTGGCAGGCAGCATTTGACGGCGCAGTGGCTCTGGTCTTTACCGGGATCGGCTGGTTTCTCGCCACGCTCTATCGGGACATGCGGTCTCTGGAACAGAACCTCACCGACTTGGTGCAGGAGCTTCCGAACACGTATGCCCGCCGGGATGACCTCAAGGACCTGATCTCCGAAGTCCGCGCCACGCTGCGTAGGATAGAGGACAAGCTTGACGGGAAACAGGACAAGTGACGACGCCGTTCCTCGTTGACGACATTGAGAACGAGGAAGGCCGGTTTCTCCACGCCTATCCCGATCCGCTGACGCATGCGGCCCCGTGGACGGTGGGTGTGGGGTTTACGGGGCCTGACATCGGACCCAATACGACGATGACCGACGCTCAGGTGGATGCTGAACTAGACCATCGGGTGGAGATGATCTGCGGCGAGCTAGATGCGAAAATCCCTTGGTGGCGCGATCTGTCTGATGTTCGCCAGGACGTGGTGGTCCAGATGGCTTACCAACTCGGTGTGGCGGGTTTGATGACCTTCACCCAGACGCTGGCTTGCCTACGAAGCGGGGACTGGTCTGGAGCGGCGGCGCATATGCTGGACTCTCGAGCAGCATGTCAGACGCCTGCCCGGTGGAAACGCCAAGCTAGGCAGATGCTGCTGAACGAGCGGGTGTGGTTGTAAATCAAGGGGTTGCGTGATATAGGGCGGGCAGAGGTGCATCATGCTTCAAGAAATGATTGACGCCGTTATCCGCCACGCCTTGACCGGCTTTGCTGGCGTACTCGTTGCCCATGGATATTCCACCAATGACCAGGCGCAGGCCGTGGTGGGTGGTGTCATGGCGCTGATTGGAATTTACCTGTCTTACAAACACAAGCAAGCCATGCTGAAGGGTCACTAATGTCGCTCACCTCGCAACTGCTCAAGAACCAGATCACCGCTGAAGACTTCGCCGTGAAGGCTGCGGCTGACGTGTACAAGGCCGTGCAATGGTTCCAGGTAATCCCCGGTGTGATCTCGGTGGAAACGTGGCTGCTGAACAAGCTGGAAGCCTACATTGCGGCATCTGCCGGCGGGCTGTTCGCGGTCAACGTGATTGATCTCCTCAAGACCGAGCTTGCCAAGCTCACGGCACCGCACAATCCCTGATGGGTACTCCGCCTCTCAACCTTGAGGCTGCTCGCGAAACCATGGAGCGAGTGGAGGTTGAGTTGCGGGCGGGATACCGACCCCGTGGCATGACGGGATCGGGCATGGGTGCCATAGCTGCGGCTGCTCAAAAGGCGGTCGCAGATGGGTTTGTGAAAACCACATCATCTTTTGAAACGCGGATCACCCGTTGCGCTGCGATGGGTCTGGAGCCGGATTGGACGCTCTACCGTCCGCAGAGATACCAGCAGCCGGTCCCGCGACAAGTCATCACACCAGCTGCACAGCCAGTGATATCAACGCCGGGACATGGATCCCGGCTTCTTGTTATTGGCGACCTCCATCAGAACCCTGGCCAGCCTCACAGGCTGGAAGTCCTCACCTGGATTGCTCGGTATGCTTCCAAGGAGAAGTTCGAACGCATCATCCAGGTCGGGGATTGGTCAAGCTGGGATAGCGTATTGGCACACGACCGCAACGACACCATGGCTGGCCGGCACAAGCCTTCCATCCGCCAAGACATGGAGAACCTCAAGCAGAGCCTGCAAGCGTGGCGGGCGGGGATAGCTTCGGACTATCGCCCCAAGCAGGACATCCTCTTAGGCAATCACGAATATCGCCTGGAGAGATGGTGCAACGCCAACCCTGAGACAGCGGAGAGTTTCACCGTTCAACGGGATGAACTCTTCACGCAGTTCGGGTGGCGTGTGCGGCCCTACGGGGAGCTGTTCTACGTCAATGGCGTGGGCTTTGTGCATCACCCGGTCAATGGCGCTGGACGGGCCTACGGAGGCGCTACAGGACCCCAGCGGGCAGCTAATCACACAACATGTCCAATTGTGTCAGGCCACACTCACCGCCGGCAGGTGCATGATGCTCCCAAGATCGGGCCAACTGATAGCATCAGCATGGTCGAGGTAGGGTGCGGGATGCCTTGGGGGGAGATTGAATCCTACGCCCAGCACTCAAGCACCGGCTGGTGGTGGGGTGTTGTGGACATGACGGTGGTTGATGGCACCATCACTGACGTTGCGTTTGTTTCGATGATTCGGCTTGCGCGAGAAAATAGCAGCCGCGCTTAGTTGCCTTCGGGCATCCTTCCCACCAGTACCAGCATGTGCCGGGGCCTGCGTTTGGATCTCGCGAGCATGCGCCTTTGATTTGTTCGGGGAACAGGCTCGGCTGGATCATGGCAAAGCCAAACGATTGTTGATTAAAAGTCCGCGTTTCTCGAACCGATAGCAAAGCCACGCATTGTAAATATCGTTGATTGTCGCGTTTTCGAGTTCTTCTTCAATGAGGAAATGATTGATGAGCCAATTAGGCGGCGTTACCGCAAATTTGTCAAAATCGTATCGGCCTTCAAATCGCTGATGCCAATCGCGGTGACATGTGACGCAAAGCAAAACGGTGTTTTCAACAACGTCTTTCCCACCGTCCGCCAAAGCCACAATGTGGTGCACTTGTATTCCTGTTTTGCCGTCGCAGCGCAGACATTGACGCGAGCCTTTACGCAATGCTGCAACTCTAACCGAGTTTGACCGGGCTTTTTTCATGCCGTCCGCTTGGCTATTTCACGCTCTAGGTACCACACAGCCTTCTTAAGATCCTCGACCGCATCGGCCTTCAGATCGCAGCGCCATATGTACTTTAGTGCATTGCCCAGGTTGAACCCCATGTGCTCGGTGATCTGGATGCATTCCACGCCTGACGGGTGTGCGGTGTAGTGAGGTGGGTGGTTGATTAAATCGCTCATGCTTCACCTCCGGCTTGTCGGGTCTTACATGTAGGGCATTCTGCCGTATTATGACTTACCTGTGC